ACTACATGGCGTGGTCCCTTGCGGGTATGTCCTAGCGAAGCTTCCTTCCCCATTAGGTGTTCTGTGGTCTTGTTTGTTCCGACCACCTTAAATATTACACTCATACGTTCTGATTTACACCAAACTATGGTATTTTTTGAGTCTTTAAATACTATAGCCCTTTTTTGATATTTTTCAATCCACTTTTTAAACGCCTCCACATTATGCTCTCGCGATATTTCTGCTACAAAGTAATTTTTATTATGTTGTTCTAAAAGAGAATCAAAAAGACGGTAAACACACTCCGTCCATTTTGTGTGCGAGAATTTACTGCTAGTGCTAATCCCGAAAGCAAATCTGAGATACATAAAGTTTTCCTCTTCTGAAACAAACATAAACCCAAAAGGCTCCCCCTCTTCTTCAGCCATGTATATTTTAGAGGTGGAAACCAACTCCTCAAAAAAGTCTTTTATTTTTTCTTTTCTTAGGCGCGGAGACGCAAACTCGCAGCCGCTGTAAGGCTTGGATTTCACAGAGTAAGCGTAAAAAAACGACCAAACCGCTGAAGCGTCTTTTATACGTTTAATTTTCACTTCTTTATTATATTATATAATAATAAAGTGTAAATTTAAATATGGCGGCAGAAGGACACAACAAAGCAGCAAGTAGTCTTTTAGATCTACAGCCTACTGCGATATTAGAATTATTCAAGGTTTATCCTGATAGGATCAATACACCAACAGTATATATGGGGTTTCACGGGGGAGCTATTTTTAATAAATCAATTAAGTGGCAAGGCATCCAATACCTTCCCCTTACCATGGAAAGCGAGGGTTTTGATGTGTTGGGGGATGGTAAGCTGGCGCGTCCCAAAATAAGAGTGGCTAATGTGAACAACATTATTACCAATCTTCTCCAAAATCACAAAGACTTTAAAAATGCAAAAGTCGTAAGAAAAAAGGTTCAACTCAAATTTCTAGATGATGATAATTTTGATGGGGGAAATCCATTTGGAATAGCAGACAGCAAGGCTGAACTGCTAGACGAGGAGTGGATAATGGGGAGAAAGACTCAGGAGTCTAAGGTATTCGTAGAATTCGAATTGAATTCTCCCTTAGATTTAGAAAACTTTAATGTTAATTCTAGAGGAGTCCAAGCTAAGTTTTGTTACTGGCAATATAGGGGGGAGGGGTGCCGATACCAAGGGCTCCCCATCGAGCAAGAAGATGGGACTCCTTTTCGAAATCCTGATGATGACCTAGTGGCGCCCCAATATATCCCCCCTGAAAATGACGAGGGGGTGCCCTCACAGAGTAATTTTTTTAATGACCCAGCTGCCATATGGAAGGGATCTAAAGGATATGTCTCGGGAGACATAGTCACAATAGAAAGCCCCACAATACTCCTCCCTCCACAGGGAGGGAATGTTAATGCCAGAGGAGTGCCCCTTAAAACTGTTTATGTATCTGTAGCTGGGTTTGAAGGAAGCTTCAACTCAGGGAACAATCCTGAAAAAAACCCTAGTTACTGGCGAAAGGATGGTTGCACTAAAAAATTAGACGCATGTCAAAAGCGATTTAATACAGCCGCAAATGTGGATTTCTTGGGGGCCACTCAAGGCGAACAAACCTTCCCAACGGTTAAGTTTTCAGGAGCAAGCGAAGGCAATGTAAACTATATTAAAAATAGCGGCCTATTCCACACAACAGAATCTAGTGTTACGGGAGCATTAGACCCAAGAAAGGAGTGGACTCTTGTTGGGTGGGCAAACATTAATGAACTCTCTCCTCGGGGAGCAGGAATTTTTAGCACCTCCCAAGCCGATGGCGATGGGTTCCCCGCAGGTAGATTTGTAAATATCAACCGCAACTCAACGTGGAGCCAACGAAACACAGATAAGTCTAATGACATCCAAGCTCAATACATTGGATATAAACTCCACGAAACCTCGGCTAGCTCCTCCAACAATGCTTACCGAACTCAATCTTTAGGTAACCTCCAACAAGCTGATGCGGGTAATGAAAAGTGGCACCAGTTTATTATTAGGCATCGCACAGGAAGCGCGAACTTTATTAATGGAGAAGGGGAGGACGAAACTACTGTGATAGAATTCTTTGTAAATGAGAGGAAATTCTCCCACAGCGCCGATAGAGAACAGATCCAAAATAATTTAGGGAACTTTGCATCATGGAATAAAAGAGCAAATGCCACATGGGATAGCTCCAAGCCGATGCTTCCTGAAACATTTATGATTGGAGCACAGGAGTTTTTCAGAGACAGAGATTATTACGATACTGGCCCGTCTTTTATCTCTACTATTAATGGACATATAGGGATGTGGGGATTGTGGAATAGGGCTTTAAAGGAAGAGGAAATACGTTTTTTGAGAAAGTCAATCGTCTCCCCCTTCGCCACCAGTAACTCCTACACTCATATTCCACGGACATACGACGAATGCGTCGGAAGGATGAGCACCTTAACAGGGGGCACGGGGTGGAGCGATCCCGCAGGGGAGGTGGTGCCCGAAGGAACAGCCCCCCTTCTTTATGGAGAGCATAGCTTAGTCGCGTGGTGGGACGGAACCACAGGAGACACAAGCATCGGCAATGGACTCCTTGATATCCACACAGGGGGCAATCATTTAACGGGAAGCGGGGACTTTTCAGGAGTCAATAAAACCTATGAAGACGCATCTATACACTCTCTTGCCAACCCCACCCCCTCTAACCCTAGATTTGGAGGATTCCCAGGAACTGATGGATTTAGCTACGGGAGAGATGGAGGAGCATATTAAAGAGGAAAAGAAAGCCCTTGAATATATCAAGAAGCTTTCTCACCAAAATTTCAAAGGAGAAATCTGTGGCTTTTTGGGTTACGATTATCAGACAGACCGATATATAATTCAAAAAGAAGAGAACATCGCCCCCGACCCTTCTTCTCTTTTTTTAATCAACCCTTTGAATTATTTACTCTTTAAGGATGCCTATGAAATGGTCGCTATTTTCCATAGCCATATTGTGGGAGATGAAAGTGCATCAGAGTTTGATGTGAAAATGGCTGAAAATTGTTGCCAACCATTTTTAATATACAGCTTGAATAGTAAAAAAATAAATATTTATACCCCCGAAAACACAGAAGCAGATGTAAAGATACTAGAACGGATTAAGGCTGTAGCATGACAATTATAAGATTACATGGAATTCTCGCAAAGGAATACGGTCAAAATTTCTGCCTAAACGTAGGAAATCCTAAAAATTTGCTACACGCCATCGACGCTAACAGGGATGGATTCATCTCAAGGATTATACAATTACAAAAAGAGGGGTGTGTGTATGAGATTATTATTAATAAAAAAAGACTTAATAATCAAAAGGAACCACAAAATTATGATTCCTCCCAAATTATTGATTTAGTCCCAGCCATTACAGGCTCAGGTCCAGCGGTTTTTTTACCCCTATTCGGGGGAAATGCCCTTCTGGCTCACATCGCAAGTGCTGTATTTTTTGCAGCAGTCTCTTACGCTTTAACCCCCACCCCCGAAGTACAACAAATAGAAGCCACGGCCCAAGCGTCTAAAACGTCTATGGTTTTTAGCAATACCGTTAATACCGCAAGTCAGGGAGCCCCATTACCCATTGGATACGGGCGTTTAAAAGTAGGATCTCAGGTGATACAGGCCACTATTAAATCTTATCCCCAACACCAACCAGTTGATGAGGCTTTAAAAGCGGGGCAGGAAGGCTCAAATATAACAACTAGCAACCGCCGATAATAATGAATCATGTATTAAAGAAATTGCAGATCGCTGGGGCGGGTAAAAAGAAAAAGCCAAAACCCCCCATTTATAAACCCCCTGAGATGGGACAACTGCAATATGGAGCCTCCTTTAGTTATTCTGAAACTCTCGATCTGATTAGTGATGGCCCTATCGCGGGATTGGTTAATGAGGGGGGAGAGGTAATGAAGGGAATAAATATCCTGAAAGGGATTTATTTAGATGACACTCCTATAGCGATATCAAATGACAACACCGCTATACAAACTGATCTCTCGGAACTGGAGCGAGATGCGATGGAAATCAAGTCCATGGCCTTGGAAAGCGGCGCCAATACAGGAATAAGAGGACTGAGGAATTTTTTTAAGGGAGTAAACAGTCAAAACACCCGTAGCCCAGATGGGAAAATATCTACTTTTTATGGGGGACCGTTAGACAGGGGGGAGCGTCTTACGTTACCTAATGTAACGTTTTTGTATTTGAAGCTCAGAGCATTGAGATACCTCCCCGAACTCGCTCCTGGGTGGTCTCAATCAGGGTTGTTTATTAGAGCTTTTATCGAAGACACTTACACCTCCCAACGTTTTTATTGGTATCTTGATGGAACCCTAAATTATGAAGGTCACGGGGACTCCCAAAATGACGCAATTTATAGAAATGAAAGGTTTCCTCGGGGGAATGACATAAACGGGATTTCTCATCGCGTTGAGGCAATACAAACGAATACAGGAACAGGTTTCCCTCAATCTTTATATTGGACAGATGCTAACACGTTAGATAGCTCCAAATTTTTTCTGGGGTTTCAACCTTCGGAAGGGCAATCTCTCGGACAATTTACTCAGACAACCGATGCCGCTGAAAAGTTTGTCGAAGACGAATTAGCTGCTATTCTTGCTCTGTGGAATACCAGCAACGAACAGGGGGGTAACTCATTCCAAAGAGAATTAGCAGCAAAAGCTATTAGTGAATTAGCTTCAGGTTGGGATGGAAGCCAAACAAATCTAGCAGGGTTGCTATCAGAGAGAGTAAACGAAAGCAAAGGATTGTTTGTTGTAATTAAGGTTGAAGAAAATAATTCTAATCTCGATCAAACTGTTCTCGATGGGGATGATAACTTACTCGATATGCAGAGCGTTCTTTATGGAGCTAACGAAAGGTGGAATCTAGAGACCGCTCTGGGAAATGTTCTTCACGGCGGCTTCCAAAAATTTGATGTTACTTGCCCGACAGTAGACACCGATGGAAAGTTAACAGGAACTATGCGTGGGTTTGTGCTTTTGCGTTTCAAATATAACTATCAGACTGCTAACCAATTGGTTACAGGCTTTGGATTCCGCAACAATGGCGGGAATCTTTTCCAAACATTTACTATAGCTTTTGCGGAGCCTCTGAATAAGTTGTTCGCTGATATACACTCTTTACAATATACACATAAATTAGAGGGGGGAGTGAAGGCCATAAACGAATACCAATCTTCTTCTAACTTGAAGTTTAATTATTCGAATGTCTTAGCGGAAGTCAAGACGGGAGAAGAGGACCAAGAACCTTTAAAATCCTTCCAAAGAATATTTATTGATCATCTTTATAATAAGGAGCTTTACGGACCTTTCGGAACAGCTTCTGCAAGCGGTAATCCCACCGTGCAAGGAGACCAGAAAAACGCACCCCAAAGAATTCACGCTAATGCCGACCTGCTTACTCGCGAGGAAGTATTAGATTTAAACGCAACAAATTTCAACACAGCAATGGAAGGAGAACTTCCCATAGATGAGGGAAGTGATGACATACGATATAGTAGAGGAAATAAAAACTATTCTAAGTGGGGAGCTAATTCTTTAATACATTGGGACGAAGCGTCCATACCTGCCACTCATACTGTATATAACCCCAATGTCACGAAAGCTTTTATTACATTAAATGTACAGGCTCTACAAGATACATTAGTGAAGAAAGTGGATGATGTGGGTGGTGACAGCGACGTAGATTTTGAAGTGGGGCATAAATTTCCCACGGTTTTAAACATAAAGGTAGAAATAGGAACAGCAGGAAACTATACGAATGGCGCGAAAGGCGGCGAAGATGTTTCTGATACCTATAATTATAGAATAGTCGCATTAGTAGAGGGGCAGACATTAATTGATATCGGGAATCCCGACAGCACCTCAAGCCCATCTCATAAAGAGTATGTTGTTAATTTAGATGACAGGCAGACGAGCTTGAATATACCTTTTAATCTCCCCCCCGCGAAGATAACTCCAACCACAACCTTTAACGCAGACACAACGGAAGGACACGAAAGCGGAACGGCCTATCAGGATAGTGTGCAAAAACGGTTTATTAGAGTAACTAAATTGTCCTACGAGACTAATTCTGTATTGATAAATAAAGTAGTATCCCTTAATAAGGTCACCGAAATTATTGAAGCGAATTGTCCTTACCCGTTTTCAGCAATTGTGGGGACGAAGCTAGACTCCAGAGCTTTCTCCTCTATCCCCAAGCGCAGTTTTGACTGCAAACTAAAATTAGTAAAGACTCCAAGTAACTACCTCCCCACAACAGACGACGGAAAAGATCGAAGGTATTACAAAACTAACAAGGAGTTCACGGATACCACAAAAGATAATAAACTTGTATATGTAGGAGACTGGAACGGAGAATTCCATAACGAACTGCAATGGACTGATAATCCTGCTTGGATTTTATATGATCTTCTCACCAACAATCGTTATGGGATGGGAAGTCATATTGATGAATCAAAAATTAACAAATGGCAACTCTATAAAATAGGAAGATTTTGTGATGCGGTAGATGACGATGGTTATTTCGAAGGAGTGACTGATGGAAGAGGGGGGAAGGAGCCTAGATTTTCTTGTAATGTGGTTTTTGATCAAGGACAGAAAATTTATGATGCCATCACAACAATCACCGAAATATTTAGGGGAAGAGTTTTCTTTGGCAACTCAGAAATAAACTTTGTCGATGACCGTCCAAGAGAGCCCATTAATTTGTTTACTAATGAATCTGTAAAAGAAGGTCAGTTTTTCTATTCAAACAATAGAAGAGACCAACAATACAACACTATCGAAGTAAGCTTTAAAGATCGCTTCGATAATTTTTCTCCGAAAGTCGAAGTCATAGAAGACGAGGAGGATATTAAAGAAAGAGGAGTCTTTAAAACCCGAATAGAAGGGGTGGGTATAACTTCTCGCGCAATGGCTAGGCGCGTGGGACAGCACAAAATATTTGCTTCGATTGAGGAGAACCAAACCGTTGCCTTCACAGCGGGACTCGAAAGCCTCCTTTGTCAACCTGGAGACTTGGTGACTATTGAGGACGAATTAAAAACCAATAAAGTTAATTTTGGGAAGATTCTGGAGGTCAACCTCACCAATGAAACGATTAGGCTGAGCAATGCTGTAAATGCCGACAATATGAACACTGGCGCCCTGACCGTTTATAACCCGACGGGAAGAGATACAATCGAAGGAATACAAGAATTCGCTACCATAGACAGGGACCGTTATCAAAGTTTCTCTATAACTGGATGGGACACCCCCCCATGGATAAGGTATACGGGAGATTACGCATTTTCAGGTTATACATCAGGTTATAATGTGAGCATGACAGGTACCGATCCCCGCCATCAAGAATACGGTCTATACACAGGAATTAGTGGGACATTTCTTTACTTTGAAACAGGAGTAACAGGCTGGACATTTGCTTCAGGAACAGGGGAGGGAAATGTAGGGGCTTTTGATTTAGCTTCGGGAGATTTTATTCAAGAGCTAACTGGTGCCCAAACTTTGGGCGCTTTTAACAGTGGAAAAATAGCGCCGATGGCAATGACTGGGACTAAAAGAGAATCCGAAGGGGTTACTTTTTCGGGGCTCGATACTGAAAGCCTCGTCGGACCCTACCAAGGAGTTTTAAACTCAGAAATCGCAGAGACCTCTCCTAACCAGATGGCTGTGTTGAAAATTACGGGATACGTTATATCCGATCCAGCTGTATTAGAAGCTTCAGGATTTAATCCATACGGAACTTTGGCCTCTGGATTTGATAAGCCGCAGCTTTTGCCTTTTGTGAAATTAGGGAGTCCCGCCAAGTTTGAAATCGCTAATGCAAGCCCCTTTATTTACAAGGTCATCTCAATGAAGGAGGAAGCTCCAAACGAATATCTTGTCACCGCTACCAAATACGATACAGGCAAATTTAATTTAATTGAAAAAAATATCAGCATAGAAAACAAAGTTGATACTCAAAGTTATCAGGTGGCCCAAACCATTAACGGGGTAACATACAGCACTCTTCCCACCCCTGTATTAGATAACGTTACTACAGGAGAGCCAGACGTAGCCACCGACACTTTTACTATTACGGGAATGTGGAGCGATGTATCAGACGGCACAGGTTATAATGTCCGCTTAACCCAACCTAATGGATTAGTAATAAGTGACTTTGTAACTACCACAGGACATGAAATTACAGGCTTAGGGCAAGTGGGCGTGTTTAATTTTTGTGTAAACGCCCTCGGGAATAAAGGGGGAGATGCAGAAGTTAATGCTTATTATGATTCCTCCTATGACTGTTCGGGAATTTTTGTGGTTTACGACGACTTACTAGCCCTTAGCACTTCTTTTGTTAACCAAATAACAATTTTATAATGGACGCAGGATATACAGTTTTAAAGGTAACTAAAGACGACGGGGCTTATATTTATGCCTCGGGGGCTTATGATGACGCAACAGGTGCGACTGGAGCTGGTGGCCATTTATACCCTAGAGCCTTCGCTTCAGGATGGACGGATGTGCGCTTTGTTAATATTGTAGGGGCAGGGCTTTCAATGCCTGTGGACAATCCTGAGATTACTTACCCCACCACATTATATAAATCCACAGGAACAGTAATCCAAGGGGTAAGCGGACCCACAGGAGACATTAGGGGAGAGGGCACTGGCTATTATGTAGGGATAGGTTCTGCTCCGTCTACGTTACCTAGAAACACTACTTACAGTGGCGCTATATATGCGATATATGAAGGAACCCACAACTACACGGGAAAAGTAGGCATCGGAATCTCTTCTCCTAGCAGTTATTACGAAGGAGAGTTCACTACTAAGAATCTTTATGAATTCGCATCTGTTTTCAATGTGGATACAGGTGATCTCGTATCTGTAACGACAGGAAGTGGCGTCCATAGGCGCGGAGATGTTACCTTGCAATTTGGTTTAGGAAACCCAGTCGGAGGGACAATGACATCTTCCGCTGCAATCGCACAAGATCCATTCATTAGCGGTCAAAAAATAAGTATTTTAGATATCAATGGAGGTCTTGTATTTCCTAATTATAGGGTCACCACGGATTCTATTTTCAATTTTACTGTATCACAGAACGCAGATGTATTCGGAACTTATACTAAAGATTTCGGCGTAAGAAACGATGTAGTTAATTATGATGGGACCACCCAAAGAAGTGAATTCTACCTCTATGGGAATGATCTATATATAGATAACGTCTCTGTCAAAGCTTCAGGAGCGACATTCCTAAACCAATCTGATAATACGGGGAACTTCTCACCGCGCCCCACAGGGGGGCTGAGTCAGGAGAATGCTGCTGAAGCAGTAAAATACTTTAATAATCAAAAAATAACAGGAGCAGAGGGAATTTCGGGGCAGCTCGGCATCCAAGTATCTTTTGAGAACGATCCCACTTATACTGATTATGGCAACTTGGCCATCTTCGCGGGGACGGAAGAGAATTTCGAGACTAATGAGGGGAGCTTGCTTTCCCTCACTCCTCTCCAGCAAATTCAAAAAGGGCAACACTTCCCCCTCTTCTCAAATGATGGGATACCTGAAAACACAGGGTTATATCTAAAGTTGGCTGTTGACACTCCTGAGGCCACAACTTCCACCCTCTACACTTACGGCCCCGTAACAATAGAAAGAATTCCTCACGGGGGGGAACTTTTTGTTGCCAATGCAGGCGACCAAACTATAGATGGGTGTTTAGATATATATTGTTTGAGTGTCAGTAGCGGAAACGCTACAGGAACGGGAGATGGTGGAAGATTAACGGGTCCAGGAGGTCTACCATACCTGCTTACTGGAGATTCTACAGAAGAAACCCAAACTCTTCAGAAGGTTACAGAAAAAGGTAGCACAACAACAATACCTACAACTTATGGTGGCCCTCTAGCCGCGACAGCACCTCTCACTGTTGTCACTGAGGGCGCTGATGATGGGGGGGTAGATATTTATGACCACGGTGATACAACTAATGCTATTGTTACTATAGGAGGAGACGCTTTCGCTGCGGGTCTAATGACCTTAAGGGATACTTTAGCGAAGCCCAGCGTCGAACTAGGTAGCGATACAGCCAAGGCGGGGCAGGTGAATATCTACAATCCCGATGGCGACACAGAACAAGTCACCTTAAGCGTAGACGCCAATGGCGGTGTGAGTAAAGCTAAGGACACAGATGGTAATGACAGCGCCAAAATGGGTAGCGATGCCAACAAAAGAGGATACACGGTAGTATTAAATCCTGATGGCACTGAAGAGAGAGGTAGGCTTGGAGCAAGTGCTGATGATATGGGTTATCTTACCCTTAAAGACGACACCGAAGCCGACAGCATTAAGCTTTATAGCGATTCAAGTAAAAACGCAATAATAGAAGCGACCGACGCAGCAGGAAGTAAATTAGTCAATATAGATACTAATTCCTCCAACGATTCTTATTTAAACCTCCCCAGCGTTGGTATCGGAACAAGTGCTGTTGAATCGACAAATTCATTTGAGGTTTACTCTCCCGATGCGAGCGCCACAATCCTTTCGGTAGGAGTGGGCACTTCGGCAGGATACGTGGGCGTCGGAACGTCAAATCCACAATTTCCGTTTGATGCCTCTAATGTAGCAAAAGCAAATATTGGAGCCGCTAACAGTAAGATTAATTCTACTGGTTCTGCTATCCTTGGTGGAGCAAATCACCAGATAAGCGGCGACTTTGATGTAATCGCGGGGGGAATCATCAATAACATATCGGGTGGCGACTTTAACTTTATTGGTGGAGGCTCAGGAATTGATGTCACTGGAAGTGATTATTCTTCTAGTATGGGGGGATATAATAATGATATTTTATCTTCTGATTATGCCACTATTGCTGGGGGTTATGACAACTTAGTTTCTGGTGCGGCAGGAGGAGTCTTAGGGGGTGGCTTCGATAACACATTAAAAGCGACAAACTCCGTTATTGTTGGTGGCCAAAGTAACACCATCCATGAGGGAGGCATCTATAGTTTCATCGGCGCTGGTGGATCAAATGTTATCAGGGGCCAGAACAACGTCATCGCTGGTGGCATAAACCATGAGATCTCTGGCGACATGGCCGTAATCATGGGCGGCAGCGACAATAAAATAGAAGCAGACAGAGGAGTAGTAGGCGGCAATCATTCTTATGTCCAAGCTGGGCATACTGGGGCATTTGTTTTCTCTGATAGTTCTGTAACCCATGCTCTTTCTTCTGGAGCTAATACATTAGGACTCCACTTCGAAGATGGGGTCTACGTTGAATCGACAAGTGGACTCTATCTAAACGGAATCCCTGTGATGACGGGAGTCAATCCTTATGACGAGGATACGCTTCAGACTGTTACGGATCGTGGTAACACGACAACGAATTCTATCCTCTCCACAGGACCGCACATCTCAGGTGTGACGGGACTGTTTAGCGATAGGGTCGGGATAGGAACAAGTGCTCCGAGCGAGCTACTACATTTACAAGATTCTAGTTTAAGTCCTCAAATAAGAATAGATGGTGGAGACGGGTCTTCAGATGGGGCTGCTATCTTAGGATTGTATGAGCAACGAAATGGACAGTTTGGTTTCAAGTTTAAATATGATGGGTCTAATAACAGACTTGATATTCTTTCGCGAGTAAGTGATGTAGATACCGCAAGACTAACGATAGATAGAAGCTTAGGTTATGTTGGCATAGGAACAGATGCTCCAGCACGAACACTCGCTGTAGAGGGCACAATACAGCAGCAAGACCCAGCGAATAGCACAAGGTTATCTAGATGGTATAACGATGCTACAGCACAATGGTTGGGGCCAGTCGATGCAAGGCCGTCTTACTTAATGGCTCACAATACACCGTGGGTGACAATTGAGACAGACGGCAGTGTCGGCATAGGAGCAAATTGGTATTCCACCACTGGTCCGCTAGCAACGCTTGACGTAAGGGGCGACATCTCGGGCTCGGGTAGCTTCTTGGGCACAGGCGTTGGAAATAGAATCACGAACAACGGAACACCTTACCTCCTGTCGGGAGATTCGCCAGCCGAAACGCAAACGCTGCAAGACGTTTGTAATAATGGGAACACGACTACGGGTTCTATCGCCGTCCACGGACAATATCTGTCAGGAGTGACGGGAGTATTTGAGAGCGTTGATATTACTGGCACGGACACTCTTACCGTTACAGGAAAGGTTGGGATTGGTATAAACGATCCCTCAGGAACACTTCACATATACGATACTGGAGCGTCTCCAGTAGATAAGCTCATAGTTGACGGCTCAAACGGGAGATTATTTAACGTAGCAGATACGCTTACGGGAATTATCTTTTCCGTAAATGACGCCGCTGGTCTACCCATCCTTGAAGCGGAAAGCACCTCTGGTTTCGACAGGATAACGATGGGCGAATACGGGACAAATGCCTTAGTCGTATCTGGAAACAAAGTCGGCATCGGGACAGCCACTCCAAGCTATAAACTAGATGTTAATGGCGACGTTGGGGGCACAGGTCTTGAAGATCGTATCACGTTAAACGGAACGGGCTATCTCCTGTCAGGAGATGTCGCGGGTGAAGCGGACACGCTTCAGACGGTTACAACCCGTGGCCACACGACTTCGACTTCTATCCTCTCCACAGGGCCGCACATCTCTGGGGTGACTGGACTGTATAGCGATAATGTTGGAATAGGGACAGCCACTCCTGATGATGCTTTGACAATCGTAGGGACATCAGCGGACTTCTCTATAAGAAAAGCTGATAATAATTTAGCTGCGAGAATAGTTCAATTCTCTGCTGGGGGCGCTCAACTAAGACTTTATGATTCAGGTTCTAATGAACAGATTAGATTAGCTGGTGATGGCGGCGGTTCTTTCATTACTGGCAATGTAGGAATAGGAATAACTAATCCAAACAAACCACTTCAAGTCGTAGGAGGTATATCTGGTGAGGATATAGTCTTAGATGCAGGTAACAGCTCTGACATGGCGATTCAATTCGCTGGATCAAACAATGGAATATATTGCGACCCTGTAACGCAGATGAGATTTGCAGTTGATAGTGCATCCTCTGCGATGGTGCTATCTTCTAACCATATTCAGTTCGGTGCTGGTGGTCACTCAGCACTTTCTTGGTCAACTAATAATTATTTAGAATTTAATGGTGGTGGAACTAAAGCTAGATTGAATTCTGTTGGTCTAGGTGTAGGCACAACTGATCCTATTACAGAACTTGATGTTAGAGGTGACATCTCGGGATCGGGCGACTTCTTAGGCACGGGCGTTGGAAACCGAATTACGAATAACGGAACGCCTTATCTCCTCTCGGGAGATTCACCCGCTGAAACGCAAACGTTGCAAGACGTTTGCAATAATGGGAACACGACTACGGGTTCTATCGCCGTCCAAGGACAATACTTGTCTGGAGTGACGGGCGTATTTGAGAGCGTTGATATAACTGGCACCGATACTCTTACCGTTACGGGAAATGTGGGTATAGGAACAAATAGTCCAGCTGCCCGACTAGAAGTAATCGGCACGGACACATCGTCATTAACAAATAGTTTGCTCGTAAAAGGAAACGATGAAAACGCTAAATTTGAAGTTAATAATCAGGGTCAAATAACGATTAATAGTCAGTCAGATAATGCAGGAATTTATTTTCAAAATACAGCGACAACAAGATGGGCGATGTATCAAAACGGAGGAGGGCTTAACATTCAGGGCCAGACAGTTGCGAGATTCATTGATATTGATACGTCTAGCAGAATTCAAAATGGGGACAATGGTAATGTCGTTTTCAGTATGGGGGGGGCTTTCGATGATGCTTCAAATAAATACTACGGCTTTGTTACAGACATTGATAATGTTAGTTCTGCTGCTAATTCTGCAATTGCCGACTTTCGTGTCGGGAGCGCCAGTAAAGTTTTCTTTGACATAAACGGCTACGTCGGCATAGGAACAACTGCCCCCCTCGCAACGCTTGACGTAAGGGGCGACATCTCGGGCTCGGGTAGCTTCTTAGGCACGGGCGTCGGGAATAGAATCACGAACAATGGAACGCCTTATCTCCTCTCAGGCGATGCCGCAGCCGCTCTGACGCTCCAAGACGTTTGCGATAATGGTAGCACCACAACCACCTCCATTACGTCTAGCGGCCCCTACATCTCTGGTGTTTCGGGATGGTTTGGCGAGAGAGTCAATGTCGGAGCGTCAGGTGGTTTGTCTGATGGGTCTTGTGTAATTGAAGCCGCTGGCAATCCTATCGGGGCCACCTCACGCGGGAGGCAAATAATCGCTGCCGACACTAATCCTCTCGCAGCGGGTGTTGGAGGTGGAATTGACTTTTATGGAGTATACACTGTGGGCGGCGACCGAACCCAATTTGGAGGTATAAGAGGCTTTAAAACTAACGCTATCGGCGCTCAGTATGGAGGCGGTTTGAAGTTCTACACAAGAGAGCAGGGAGTAGGGACCGAAGAAAGGTTAACAATTCTTGAATCAGGTAATGTAGGAATAGGAACAGATGCTCCGACATCACCATTAGAGGTGAAAACCACCTTCGGTGGGGATCTCCTTAGATTAAACACTACATCTGTAGGTGATCTTCTGTTCTCATCATCGACAGATGACGGTCGGTCTGTGGCTAAAATAGCGACTACAAGTAGCTCCCTAGACCTAAAGTTCCATTCGTCAAGTGCTCGTTCTTATTTTCAAGCGGGACAAGTAGTCGGTATAGGAACATATGATCCTCAAAGCCAATTACAGGTAATTGGCACAGGGCTGTTTAGTGAAAACGTTGGTATAGGAACAGATACCCCCAACAAAGAACTCCATGTGGTGGGCGACATTTGGGGATATTCTTCTGCACCTGCTGGAACGGGTGATGCTTATTCGGTCGCTGGAGGTTCAGCACTGGACGGTAACACTAGAATGGCTGGCCTTAGGTTCGATAGACTTAATGACGTAGCTAAGTTTGGCTGTTACAAAAATAGCAGCTTAATCGAAGAGGGCTACATCGCGATAACTTCGGGTGGCCTTGTTGGCATAGGAACAGATGCTCCAACTGAGGCTCTTGAAGTCGCGGGGGATTATATCATAGTTAACACAGACAGTTCTTATGGTGGAGTTAGAATCAAAAACGGAGGAACCACGCGAGGCTACCTTTATG